CAGCCACTTCTTCCCTAACCTCCTCTGGTGTAAGAGAGGCGAGTTTGGCTAGTTGGGCATCGGCTATTGAATGGCAAGCATGCAGTCTATCGAACTTCACGAGATTTTTTAGTATATCTTTTATCTCCTCATCATTCAGCCTTATCATTATTTACCTCCAAATTCTTCTCAAGGTATTGCCACTCAGATTTTGTTATTGGTTTTCTGTTTATTACTTGCCTTTCATAGAAGAAATCTATCAGCTTCTTAATCTCTTTATCATGTGCTGCCTGGCAGGCTTCGATGGCTTTATTAAAACCCTTATTAGCAGCAAACTCAGCTAATCCTTCACCAGAAAAGGTCATATTCTTGCCTTGATACGGATTCTTTACCAATTCCTTCAGATTCATCAAAACCACCTCCTCAAGTCCTCCTGTGTCATTATCCCGTCGGCCAAGCCATACTCGATGGCCTCCTCCGGCTCCAACCAGAAGTCGGCGTCCTTGATGTCTCGCATTATTTCATCGGCAGATTTGGTTGCTCCACATTCTATAAGGGCATCCACCATCTTAGAACGATACTTAGCAGCCTCCGAATGAATAACTCGCAGGTCTTCCTCCTTGAACCCCGCGCCGAACAGCCCCCCACCAAGCAAAGTTTGGGGCAGGTGCAGCATCACCTTACAGTGCGGAGACAACAACCTTTGCTGTCCGGCTGCCATAATGAGAACCGCCGCCGACGCACAGTAGCGGCCCAGTGTCCATATAGGCGACCTAATCAGCCGTAGGGTGTCATATAATAGGAACGCCGAATCTAGGTCACCCCCAGGGGAGGTTATCACAATCTTAATAGGGTCGTGGTTCAAAGAGTCATAAGCGAGCAACAAGTTATGTGCCTCCGTGTCCCCTGAGATAGACCCGCTCAGGAACAAAACTCTATGTTGATGAGCTAGATGTTCACGAATCCCCACCATTTGTTCGTCATTGACGAGTTTCCCCTTGTCGTCATGTCTTGGATATAGCATCAATAAATCCTCCTTCTCATTCGTTTCTTCTGCCCTACTCTCATCCGCCCCGCCTTTCTTAATACCTCGTAGACCCCCCAGATGGTCAAGTTGAATCTACTGTGAAATTCTACTGGGGCATAGTCCAGGTCGAATAGTTTTATTATCCTTTTGTCTCTCTCTTGTCTATCTTCAAAAGGCAAGCGGTGGATAGGATAGTTGTGCTTTCTCATCTTATCTCCGGATTAAGTGTTATTGTGTCCATCTACCAAACTCAGTTTTATTGATATTACACGGAAGTATCTCAGCGCTTCTAATAACTCTCTGTCCAGTTTAGATAATTTCTTCATTCTCCCAATCCATTAAGGAATATCAGGATGGTTTTATCTTACCCATTTAAACTCAGGGCATCTATTCCAATAATTCTTTCTTAAGTTTTTCAGTAGGCATACAGTTCTATCCGCAGAAAAGTGCTTGCAGTGCTCGCACTTAATATTTGATTTCTTATTATGGTCTAATGTTCTCATACTCCCTCTATCCTTTTTAATATCTCTGGGCGCATCACTCTCCCAAACCACTATTGGGGCGGTTAAACTAGTGATTCTTCGGCAATTTCTCTACAGAGGTCAACCATCTTCTGTCTATACTTTTTCTCCGATTCACTGAGTTCATCTTGCGGGTCTTCCCAATTCTCCCAGCAATATTCTAGGTCGTGGTAGGTATTCTCAAATCTGCAATAACCCATGTTACCCATTTGTTATACCCTCCAATTTCTTCAGGACTGCTTGGCGGCATTCTTCAAAAATAGATGCTAACTCCCTCCAACATCCTATATTGTCTCTGTGGTTATTAACTCCTTTTTGTTTGTAAATAATTGACCCTTCGTATACTCTCTCCTCGATGTTTTCATCCCTGTATGGGTTCTCAATCCCCTCAATCTCCGCCTTTAGTTGGGCTTTGATAGACTTCTCGCAGTCATCCCAACCTGACTTTTTAGCTGACATGGTATCGTTAAAGCACTTCTCTCGCCAGTATTCTATTTGCTTTTCGTATTGGGCTTTCACTGAGGCTTCGATAAGGGGGATAACCGACTTGGCCGCTTCGATGCCTATTGTCCCGCCGTATTTGTCAGGTATCTTGGCTACTTCTTTCACCAGTTTCTCATCCATTATCTATCCTTTCCTTCAACTCTTGCTTGATGGTTTGGATTGCCTGGTTTGACCTTATGCCCATCTCTTTCCAAATGTCGTGATTTTTATACTCATCTAAAGGCACTGATTTTACATACTTACCGTCAACGCCTCTGTACTGGTCATATAACAGTTGGGCTAAAATGAACTTGTTATCTTCCAACCACCTCACTACCCCTTCCAGAGTAGCCTTGTTCTGGGCTTCCATCCCCGCTTGTACTAACAACACAGCTACGTGGTCTTTCTCTCGGAATAGTTCATCCTCCCTGTATTGAGCGAGCACTTTGTCGCTTATTGGTCTAGCCTCATCACTCAATATCCAGTTATCCATTATTCTATTTACATCCTCTGCAGTTTCACGTGATTCCCATTCCGCTATTTCTCCCATCCTTCTGCCTCCTCTATAAGCTGTGCTATTGTCTTGTCTCCTACTTTGATGGCTAATATATCAACCGCTGTTTTGTACGCTGGTGCTACAATACCTATGGTCAACGCCCATTTTAAATAACCTTGCGCATAAGCCCTAACCATACTAGCTATTTCTTCTCTGACTTCCTCAATCATTATTCTCTCCTATCCATCAAACACCAATCCAGCAAGGTTGTCTTCTCTAGGGCACCATCTCAACTTGGCTCCTCTCGTTGCTAAGAAACTCCTGACTTGGTCGCGGAAGGGCAAGAGATGTGGTTTCCTACATTTCCACTCGCCACTGACTTGGTTAACCACCAACAGGGAGTCTGTATAAATCACAACCTGATTGAGGTGTCGGTTTCTGGCAATGTTCAATGCCTCTATTACCGCTTTGTACTCCCCGACGTTGTTGGTTACAACCTTGTCATAAGGTATGATTGTAGGCTCCTGCCCTTCCACAACTACACAGGCTTCACGGATGGAGCTATCACAATAGACGTTCATGTTGTTCTCCTACATATATTATACCATGTCCAACCGTCAGGTTGTCAAGTCCCAAAACCATTTTAGCTTCTTCAACAGCCGTTTTAAGCGGTCTATATCTTGGGCTGTTTTATCTGCCCTTAATAGGCATTGACGAACGCCCTCTGGAGACACGCCAAAATGTTTCCCTATATCTCTCAGGGTAGCCCCATCGATTCTCATTTTAAGGGCAATCATAGGGTCTATTTTCCTTTTACCCATTATCATCTCCTTTATCACTATCAATCTCTTCCAAGGCTTCTAAGTCCTCCAAATCCCCATCGGTGGTGGTAGTCTCATCCTGTCCCTCGACTACGAAGCCATCACCACTAGACTCCCGCCAGTCCTCTTTGGACACCACAGGTAAATCTCCAAGAGGAATCCAAGCGGGCAGGGCACGACCCCGTGGTGTAGCTCTCAATGCCCCCTCTATTGCGAGGTAGGCGGAGACAGATTGTTTATTAGCTATCCGTTCCCTGTTCCGTCTTGCCCTCTCGAAGTCGGGGCAGCCAACGTCTTGGCACCGACAACGGACGCCATTGATTGTTCGGATTGTTTCACCTTCGGTCACATTTCACGCTCCTTGTTCCTCTTTCGGGCTAATTCTGCCCAATATTCTGGCCCTGATGTTGGCTTGCTAATCTCTTCTAGTCTGGACTCTATCGCCACCTTTAGTTTGTCGCTTAACTCTAATAGCCTATCTTGGTAGATAGAAAGTTCACCCGTCAATGCTGGTTGTTCTACGAACAGACAGTCTAGCCATGCTATAGTTTCACAAGCAGAGCCTCGGGAATATAGCAAGAACATCTGATAGTATTTAGTTTCCCTTACGTTCCGGCCTTCCCCCTCGGCTATGTTAGCGACTACTGAGCCAAGGGAACGAGTACATTGGTCGTAATGTATCCAACCTAAAGGTAGCATTGGATATAACTCTTTGTAAATCTCTAGTCCTTCTTGGTATAATGAACTTAGTTCCGTGATACACCTCCCCTATTATTATATCATGTCCAGAGAGGCTGTCGTCAAGTTAAAACTCCACCTCTACACCGCGACCCTTAATATATAGGGAGGGGGTCGCAGGTGTAGAATTATTAGGTTCGATTTTCAAACTCCTACACCCCCTGTTCTACACCCAATCCTCGTCATCCCCGACGCCCGAGGCATCTATCACGGCTTCCTGCTCATCGTCCTCCGTGACAGCCTCCCGTCGGGCAAACCAGCGGCCAAGACACCAGAAGTCTAGCAAGTCATACAAGTCCATCAAGAAGTGGTCTTGGTGGGCAACTTCCACGGTTAAGGTTACTTTTAACTTTTCCACGGTTCACCTCCTTCTTAACAATCCAGATTCAACGTCACGTTCAATTCTCCATCGGATAGCCGTGTCCATAGCTCTCCACATTACTGATTTAGGGGCATTGGCTGAGGCCAAAGACATTATTAGTACCCCATAGAATTGGTCAACCAACTCCTGGAAAGTGTAATCTTTCAGTTCCTTTTCCATGTTATCCTCCTTAAAACGCCAAGTCGTCGTAGTTTGGCCTATATCCAGCAAATGTCTCGAAGCACCTGGCACATAACAGGCTATCATCGTCAGGCATAATGTATAGTTCAGGGGCATAGCACCGGCAGAATTGACAGCGGACGCCACCGAGGACATCGTAGTCGTCATAGATGTCTCTTCTGTTCATAAGAGCTAAAGCCGTGGACTTCTTGCCCTCACTTATGGTTATCTTCTTGGTCACAGGGGTAGGCTTATGGTTGAAGTTGCTGTACCAGCACCCGTCTGTGTCCTGCTCGAAGTCGCCGATATAGGTTATTCCCTCTTGGTTCAGAAGGGCAAACTTACTATACGTGTGCGACTCTATTAATCTCCCCACGGCTGGGTTGAACACGTTGTCGCCGAGGTCAACCACGTAGTCCTTGATGAACTCCTGGGCATCGTTGATGTCACTACGGTCTGACCCATCTTTGTAGCCATAGTAGTAGTTTGACTGTTGGTTATACTCCCATATGACACCATTGTGAGCTAGAGCTACCTCGGACATCACGTCAAGGCTATCGAGGTCAACCTGGTTGCGGCTGACTGGGAACGGATGGCAATATCGGCGGCAGATTGAGCCTGTGACTGCCCTACGCCATTGGAGAACCATGTCCACGTCTTTGACCTTCAACGGGCTGATTATCCTCCTAACCAATGAGATGAGCTTGAACATCTCCTTGTCGGTCATTGCCCCTTTGATAGTCCTCACCTTGCCGTCGAACTGGAAACTGATGCCGAAGCCGTCGGGGTGGTAGTTGAAGTATTGTTTTAACGCTTTGTCTTTGGGTAAATTAATTCCTTTTGGTTTGCCTACTATCAGGCACATCTGATAACTCCTCCTTTAAGTTTACTCTTTTTACTTTGGCTGTTGGGAATAGCCCTGAGACTAGGTATTGTGGCTTGGTTATGTCCCCCGTGAATAGAAACTCATTATCTCCCTCCTTCTGTTTACTTAGCAACCCGCCGTCCCTCAAGGTCAGCCGAACCTCTCGGCTTAGTTCAAATGAACCATCCACCTTGACCTTATCGCCGATGTCTAGCCAAGAGTAGTGGGTGCAACCCATGATGATGACGTCTGCGTTGTCGTTTACTTCACTTACTCTGGAATCTTGTTCCACGGACTTGGCTAGATGAGGGCACGACTGATACTTGACTTTGCCCTTTAACTCTCGCTGAAAGGCATAGCTGTCTATCGTCGCTGGTGTGGCCCAAACAATCTTGTTACCATCTCGCCTATCTGATTCCCTTGATGTCGCTTTGATTGTACCGAACACGGGCAAGTGGAACTCTTTGGCTATAACCTCTAAAGCGTAGGAACTTAACGTCCCACAGGCGAGGACGATGGCCTTGACACCCCGTCGGTGAAGGTAGTCGGACAGTTCTAAGGCATTATCTTTCAACGCCCTCGGTGGCTTCTGTCCATAGGGGAAACGGGCATTGTCACCGAGATAGATGAAGGTTTCCCTCGGCATGGCCTTGACCATCATGGGCATCACGGATAGGCCGCCGACTCCTGAGTCAATGACACCTATCATTCGCCCCACCTCCATCTAATAGTTCGCTCCACGGGTGGTATTGACACCATTATATCCCTAGCCCTCTCTATATGCTCTCGGGTCAACGTGCCACCGTGGACTTCCCCCTGTCTGGCCGTTTCCCTTGTTGGCCGTTCGACTATCTCTAACTCCTCGGCTAGGCCATGCCATCTCCCTGTGTAGCCAGAGCCAAATCCTTGAGGGCCATCGAAGTGGACAACAACGTGACCCGAATAGACCATTCCATCATGGTAGAAAGGGCCAATCTCCTGAACTACCCCTATCTGGTCGTTGGTAGCTCCTCCCCGAGTGAACTCGGTTTCTTGGTCTTCGGGAACGCAGATTCTCACGTGGTCGCCGACGCGGATTGGGCCTTCTTCCCTATCTGCTCTTGGCCTTCTCTGACGTTGGGGTCGCCTAATCTTCTTAGGAACTATGATTGAGGGCAGGTGTTGATATTGCCTTGCCCCTCGGACTATCCCTTGCCAGGACACTTTTTTCATTTGGGCAGAGGTGATATTCTTGGCCATCCTTGCTAGGTAGTCGGCTAGCTCTAGGTAGGCTAGAATCTTGTTGACGTCTAAGGTGCTGCGGAAGAACCTTAGTTCCACGGTGTCTTCTTTGCAATATAGGTTGACGGCACTATATCGCTCGCCTCGGAAGGTGTCCCAATAGGTTCTAACCTTCCCCAAGTCCAAAATCCTGTCAAAATCATTGCGACAATGGCTATTGGCACTTCTCATGGCTAGGTAGTCCGAGGTGTTGGCGGTGGTCAAGAACTCCTGCCTGAACTTGTCTACCAAGTAAATCATCTTTAGACTGGACGACCTGTAGTTCCTACCAAAGAAGTCACGGCTGATGTGAATGTGAATGGCTGCGTGGGGAGAGTTCTCGGCTCTTACTCCTAGCTGCCTGCTCAAGACTTGGCTAATCTTATCCCACGGAAACTTGGTCAGATGGTATTCTAAGGTCGCCGGATGGGTGATTAACTCGAAGCCCCTGTCTAGAGAACAATCCCCCTCCAACCAGAAGTATTCCTCATCAGGTGATAGTGTCATAACGTCCTCGGCTGATTCTCTCCAATCGTGGTAGCCGTCGGTTTCCAGTTCCATGCCGAGGTAGAGTTCTTGCTGTTTGAAGGTAGGCAAGAACTTGGTGTCGTCTGCCCCTTCATGGTAGTCTTTTATTATACCACTATGTCTACGGGGATAACAGTCCTCGCAGTATCCGTCCCCCCCGTATTCGTCCACGTGGTAGGTTTCACCGCAGTTGTCACAGATAAAGTGGTCGTTTGAGCAGTCTGGGCAGAAGTCACCCCAACAGCTCCCTCTACGAGAGTAGTGGTCATAGTCATAGGTCTCCCCACAACACCCACACTCTTGGAAGTGTTGGTCATAGCACTCTTGGCATAGAATCTCGCCGTGGTAGTCGTGTGCGTCATCCTCATATAACCAGTTGCTACAAGATTCACAATTATACCAATGACTAGCGCAGTCGTCACAGAGGAATCTACCATCTATCTTGGTAGAATCATCGAGGTCAACTTCTGCGCCACAATCCTCGCAGACTATTGTCTCGTCCATGTTCACCTCCTTTCAGTCTCATTATAGCACTAGGTCTAGGTGGTTGTCAAATTGTGCCTATTCTCCCTCCAAATATCTTTTACTTCGTTTCTCCCCCGACGTTCTGGGCAATTCACCTAGAACGACCGACCTCGGGGCAGGCTCACCCATCGGCCATTGGGCCACCGCACGGGCCTGGGACACGTAATAATCGTTCGCGTATCCTTCTTTAACACGTCGCCTGTTGTTGGCGGCCTGTTCGGGATTGTCGCATAGTAGGCTTATCATTCCCAACATCCTCCCTCTTAACTTTTATTATCCGTTTCCGGCCCAACTTGTCTATTACAATATAGCAGTAGGGCATGTCGTCCTCCTAGTATCATCTTACCACTAGGCCACGGGTCGTGTCAAGTTTTGTGCCTAGTTCACGGCTAGTTCCTGCTAAACGTCTTGTTTGCTATAACATAGACGGTCACCTCCTCTCTAAATATGCTTGGGGCAGGTGTCTCTAGAGCATTCAATCGTGTTGGATGGACACGATAGATGCAAGTTGGTGGTAATTTACCTTTAGGCTCATAAAATTTCATCGTGTTGCCTCCTCAAGCTATAAATATATGCTTTAGCATCCAATAATATAGGGCGTGCATTTTTGTTGCCTCTCGCTGTCTAGCTCTCTGTATTTTAGCTTTTGCCACAATGCCTCCTCCTATTTACTTGGCAATCCCATACTTTCGGTATATCTTTGACCACGGCCAGTCTCTAAGGTGCCTGGCCCAAGCTGAATTGCTCCCTCTATTACGGGCAAATTGATACTTTTTCCGGCGCTCTTGGCTACTCTGGTTTAGATTAACCAAACCACGTGCCCAGGGCGTGTTTGGGTTAAACATGGCTACCTCCCTCTAATTGCTATCCTATTGCTTATCATGGGGCATAGGCATCACACTCCCTTATTCAATTTGTCTCAGTGGCTAGCTAGGGGATAGCTCAGACATAGATGCTAGCTTTTTTCCTTTCCTATGGCTGCGGTATCTATGTATAGCTTGGAAAACGGTTTGATGACTTGATTGCCACTGGTTGGCTGGAAGTGTGCCAGAGTCATCTTGCCCGACTTGCTCTTGACTGGTTCGCCGGTGAGGTTCATCTGGTATGTCTTAGCCTTGCCGTTGACCTCCAGCTTGACTGTTACCTTGATTCCTGATGCTTTCATGATAGCTCCTTAGCTTTATTTATGTCCTGAGAGCTATCCCCTAGTCAGTCACTGAGTCAGATTCATATTCAATTTTTAAGGTACTGGCGTTTCCACAGGCGTCAATCACTTGACACTACACAGCATATCATACCTGTTAGAGCCTGTCAAGTCCCCCACCACGCCTAGACCTAACACAGATGTTCTAACCCAGGCACGAAAATGTTATAAAAATTGCCAGATGTCCACGGAATTGACTGTTGTGGCCTGCCCTTTAGTGCCTATCTAGCCGTGTATTAGTACGAATGTGTTAGAATAGATATGATTGGCCGTGATTGAACGCAATGAATCATCGCTAGCGAGTGGGAATAGCCGTTATTGGCTGCAGGTCAGCTTGACATGGTATCGCTTGGCAATGGTATAATATACTTAGAGGGGATGGATGTGCGCGTGGGTGTGTGCGTGTATGCAAGCGAATCTATACGGGCGCGCGTGCGCGTGTAAAGGAAGTGGGTTGGGCATGCAATCATTAATTGGGGTTGTCCTTGACCCACATAGAAAATACCAAAATTCAACTTAACATAAACCCCGTCAGCAAAATCTTCCCTCTATTTGAAACCCTATGGAAAAAAGCGAACACGACCGAATTTGGGCACAGATAACCAGACAAGGAAATAAAGAAGACCCATATCCAAAAGACCTTGACCCCGACGTCGACGTGCCGTTCATAAAACCCAGGCACAAGTCACCACACAAGAGGCCGAACAAGACCCTGCCCGATGAGATAAAAGACAATGCGTGGGAACCAGGACAGTCGGGGAATCCCACGGGGATAAGGGAGCCGAAGCTAAGTCTCAGCAACGAGCTAAAGAAGCACCTGCGGCGACATCCCGAGGACGTGAGGGCCATATTACTTGCCCTAATTGCCCAAGCCAAGCGTGGGAACATGGTTGCCACCAAAGAGATTTTGGATAGAATTGACGGGAAGGTCGCCGAGAAACACCAAATCGAGGGTGAGATGCCCATAAAACTGTTGTTCGTTCCGGCGACGACCCTGTTGGATAAGCCTGATTCAGATATGACCATTGAACTAGAATCAAAGGATATAAGGGAGTTACCTGAAGGAGAGTAATGATTAACCATATCTGCCAAGCCTGCACGAAACACTGTAAGCAAGACCCCACGTTCTATGTGGAATGCCCTAAGTTCAGGCCCAAGGAAGGATATACAGTTTCCAAGACTGGAACCGTGCAAGCGGTCGAAGTCTAGGGAAATTTTGTTGTGCCTAAAATTTCACGCCTAGCTCAATTTCATCAGGCGTGGAAATCTAGAGTTATTGACCAGGGTGGTATAATACCATTCATTTAGGAAAAAGGAACCAAAAATAGGAGGGTAACATGTCCCATCAGCATAATCATCAAGGATGCTGTGACCATGAGAATATTAAGCTGTGTAAAAAGTGTGGAGTGCCATATTGCTTAGATTGTGGCAAGGAATGGTCGGAGAAAACGCAATACGTTTACTCTCCTTACTATCCTTACACGATAACTTATAATCCATATTATGACAATACTTGGTGGAATGTAAGTTCCGACAATAGTTCTGACACAACTGCTTATTCAACCTGCTCATGTAAACATGAAAGTTAATTAAATAGGGTGACAACCTACTAAATAGGGTGCGGCCCTTATGGGCTGGGAAAGGAACAGTACAAGAAGCGTCGGAGGGGAGCAGTACTGAGGAGACCTTACGATAGACGAAGAACTCAAGCCTATCGGCTATACCAATATATTTGCCCTTAACAGGCAATCGAAGGCTAGCACCATCGTCAACGTCGGTGGGGCCGGTTCGTCCAAAAGCCATTCCATTGCCCAGCTTATCATTGAGAGGCTGATAACGCAAGAAAACAAGGTTTTTGGCGTGTTCCGACACACTTTTCCTGCCCTTCGTATGACGGCGATGGGTCTTATCCTTGACCTATTGAAACAATACGGCCTCTACAAGGAAGAGAACCACAACAAGACGGCCAACAACTATGTTCACGGGTCAAACATCATCTGGTTTGCCTCCATCGACGAGTCAGACAAGATAAAATCTACCAACTTTAACTACATCTGGGTTGAAGAAGCCAACGAGATTTCTTGGGAAGACTACATCATCTTGAAACTGCGTCTCCGTGGGCCTGTGAAATCAGGAGAAGTTAACCAGATTATCCTCAGTTTGAACCCCAGTGATTCAACTGGCTGGATTCCACTGAAACTTACAGGGTCAGAGCCAAAGGGAAAGACCTATTTAGGCTTAGAACCAGAGACAGAGGTGGTTCATTCTACATACACTGACAACCCATATCTTGATTCCGCCTACACGAAGCTGATTGAAGACCTTGCGACGCAGGATGAAGGTTTTTACCGTGTATATGCCCTTGGACTTTGGGGCAGGCTTGAGGGTAAGATATATAGTAACTACGAAATCGTGCCTGAATTGCCCAAAATCGAAGGTGGCCACTGGGCCTACGGGTTGGACTTTGGCTATTCCTCTATATCAACATTGATAAAAGTCCACACCTTTCAGGATAAAACCTACGTCAACGAGGTTTTTTACAAGAAGAACTGGACAAACGCCGACATAATTGAGGCTCTTGGCCACGTTCCACGTGGAGACATCTATGGAGACCCATCCAGCAAACAGGCGGTCAAGGAGATTTCGCAAGCTGGCTATACTGCCCTTGAAGGCATCAAGGATGTCAAAGAGAGCATAGACCTTTGCAAGCGACAGAAGTTGATTATCCCGCAAGCAAGCGTGAATCTGATAAAAGAGATTCAGAATTACCACTGGAAGGCCAACCCGAAAGCAACAGGCCAGGACGATGCCTTTCTGCCTGAGCCAGTCAAGTACAATGACCACGCCGTCGATGCGATGAGATACGCGGTATGGGGAGTTGTGTCCAGGTTTGGTTTTCCAACGCAACAGAAACGGTCAGATGGGCCAATTGAAAGTCTTACTTTTGGAGGTAAGGCAAGGAACAAAATATTGGATAGGTGGTTGAAGCGTGGCTAAAAAGCAGGAAAAACCCACCGTCAAGCAAGTATTAGAACTCTACGATGACGTTAAGAGGCACTACACAGAATCAGGTCTATGGGATCAACTAGAGGGGGACGAAGCCCTATACGAGTTGAATTTCAAAGAACTCCTGAACCTGCCCAAAGAATTTGAAGAGGAAGGAATCGTCCTTCCAACCGCACGGGATTTAATTGACACAGCGGTAGATCACACAGACATCTACAACGCCCGTGTTTTTGTGAACAAGAAAGCAACTTCCCCTAAGTCTGAAGACGAGATGGATATGCTCAGGAAATTCGGGTTGGGGGTTTTATATAGAAACAACGTAGAATCATCTGTATCTCCCATACGTGTAGGGGCAAAGCACTACTGGATGCACGGCCTTGCCGTGTTTAAGACAGTGTGGGATGCCGACAGGTATGTGAACAAACCTGAACAAAAGAAGGGCGAGTCCGAGGATGCCTACGCAAAAAGGATTGACGCGTGGCGAGAAACCCAAGACGACTCAATTCCCATTGTAATTCAGAGTGTCAACCCAAGGCATATCATGGTTGACCCCTACCACGAAGGGGGACTATTCGTATTCGAGACTAGGGAGGAACTTTGCTTCAATGTAAAGCAACAGTTCCCTCAATGGCCTAATCCCAAGTCGAAGAAGATAACCGACAAGGTTGAGCATATCTCGTTTTGGACGAAAGACTACCGTTGTGAACTATATGACCGAGAACCAGTCCTGAGTACCTCTGTCGTTAAACATGACTATGGGTTTATCCCCTATGTGTTAATCGACACCGGCCTCGGGAATGTTGATTCCCAAAACGACATGACCAAACGATACGTAGGGATATTAAGATATATCAAGGGAATCCTTGTTTCTGAGTCTCGGGATTATTCCATCGGAGATGTTATCCTAAAGAGGACGGCGTTTCCTTGGGGCTACCTAAAAGGGCCGAACGCACAGGGAGTGACAGATATATTCCAGAAGTTCGGTGAGTATAATGCCCTACCAGACGGCGTAGAAATCGTGGACATGGCACCAAAAGTGCCTCCAGATGCCCTGCTAACTTGGTTATCCGTAGCAGCTAACTACCTTGCTGCTCATGCTGCCCCCGAGTCAGTCAGAGGAATGAGCCAAGAGGGGGTCAGGTCGGCAGCAGACAGGCGGTTGATGATTGCTGAGGCTTCTACCAGATACCAATATAGCAACGAAGCGTTCAAACATGGGGTAGCCAAAGTCCTAAGCAATTGTGCTAGGATAATGAAGAATGTCATCCCTGGAGACCTTCGAGTTTGGGCAAAGACGCCGAACGACGAGTTCGATATTGATATAGACAAGTCAAAAATGAATCCCCCATTCAACTTTTACGTCGAATTTGCCCCTATTAGTGAGGAAGATGAGTACCGAAGGCATGACGACCTTGAGCGCCTTGTTCAGTCAGGAATTGGAACCGTTGATTGGGCACGGAAACAGATGTCCAACGTCGATCCAAAGGCTCTTGAGCGGGAGGAGTTGAAGCAAAGAATTAAGCAAGACCCGATGATTCAACAGGTCTTATCGCAATACATAGCAGGAAAACTTGCCGCGCTGTTAGGGCAGAGAACTACAGCGGAAGTTGCCTCGGGAGAACGCCCAATGCCGACAGGGGGGGAAATCTCTGGTAGAATGACCACGGGCGTGCCTAATGTGGCTGTTCCTGGTTCTGCCCAAGAGCAACAGAACATACTTAAAAACCAGAGAAGCCAAACGCCGATTAGTCCTAGTCAAGGACAAGGTGGCGGAGGTGCCCCATACAAATAAAAATCGCCGACATCATTGAGTTCAAAAGAGAGGGGTCGGTAGCAGCAATAATATCTTTTCCTTTAGGACTATACGAACCTTGGTGGGATCGTTGGGGATGGCACCTTGCTATCGTGTATAACATAGATTCACAAGGTAAAGTCTGGATTATAGAGGGAACTTCCCCCAAATCACGGAAACGGATTCTTCGGAAGGACGAAACATATCGAGTTCACCGTTGGTTCTCTAACACTATAAGTCCAGAGGAAATGGCTTTCGTAGCCAACACATATCTAGGAAAAAAGTATGATGTTCAAATCTATTTTTGGACAGCCATTCAATACTTGATTCGACACTTTCTGAACCGAAAGATACCTAGATTGCTCGACAACAAATATACTTGTTGGGAACTAGTATTTGAAATATGCCGAGACCTTGGAAAAGGAATTGGCTCGAAATATGATTGCCCAATAATCACCGACTTCCTAAAGGCGGTTGGATGAAACAAGAAGATTTAATCCAATCTATAGACGAAACTCTAGGATTGATTGTTGACGTTGTTGACGAATACATGATGGAAATTCAAGAGCAACTAGAAGTCACGATTAATCCAGAGAAACTGCTTGGCAAGCCTTATGAACTTTGGACTGCCCAAGATAAAATTCTTCTGGGGCAAGTCTATGGGCCTGAGCCAAACCCGTTGAGCAATCTGATATTCAACAAAGAATACGACAAGGTTCTTGCTCTCGAAGAAGGAGAACTACATGGAATTTGAACAAGCTAGAGACCAAGCAAATAGAACTGGTGGACTAGTGCAATGGTCTGAGGAAAAAGGTTGGTACGTAGAGCCTGAATATCAGGCAGAATCAGCGCCGTGGTTCCAATATCAACCGCTTTGGCCGTGGCAGACAGTTGCAGGAGAAGGGTTCATGGCTCCTTGGGGACAACGATATCAGGCCCCCAGTGGCCGAGCAACTAGATACCAACAGGGTATGCCCCAACTTTCTTGGACAGCTGCGCAGAAGCTACAAGAACTGGGATATCCCCAAGAGGAGTGGAACCTTGAGGTAGCTACCCCAACGGCGACAGAAATGGAAGCCTACCAGCAGTCACAAGCTGATGAAGCATTGGGGGCCACATTAGGCGAGGAGCTTGGTGGTCTCGGTAACTTCGTCCGACTAGAAGAGATGAACGGTTACTTGGTTCCAGTGTACCTTGATGCTGATGGAAAAGAATACATGGAGTGGACTGAGGCTGCCCCAATGAGGGAAACCGAGGAGCCACGAACTTACGAACCTTACGCCAAAGGCGGAGCCTATGAAGGTTGGACATTTAACCCGTACAGTGGGGAATATGAGGCTCCACCAGATTATGTTTCTCCTTACCAAAAAGAGCAACTACGCCTTGCAAAACGGCAGATGCTAATGGAACAGGAACAGTGGGAGCAGCAGCAAGAGGCAGAGAAGCAACAAAGATTAGCAGAACTGTCAGCCAACCCTATGTCTTGGCTACAATACGGACTTGAGTCCGACTTGGGTAGTCAGGTTCAACCGTGGATGGTTCCACTATCACAAGGTTCAATGACAACTGGGCAACAATTAACATCGGGGCAGGAAACCAATCTAACTGGATTACCAGAATTAACGACACCATCTGCTCAATATGCTGCCCGAATGACTCCAAGTGCTCAACAACAGTGGTTCGGATATGAAAAGGCGAGAACAGGAGCAACCCCTGAAGACGTGCAGAAGCGACTTTGGATGAGGTCGGCACCTTCGGGGAGTTTCCCTGGATTGACGTACGCGAGAAGGTAGTATGGCTAGGGAATTAGCTGAGATAATCCGAGGCTTATCGCCTGGTGCACTACAATTATATAAAAAGCAACTTGCTGCCCTTCCAGAGAGGGACAGACAGCAAGCCTTTTCAAAACTGGCTGGAATACCCGAACTGGCAGACCTTGTTGGGGGAGCGCCAGAACCAAGAACTTTAACAACCGAACAGCCCGAGGCAGAACAGCCTGGTTTAGGGGAAATCTGGTCTTCAACCAAAGTTCCCTTATGGCAAAAAGGTCTAGCCACGTTTGCTGCCCCATTCGAGTGGGTTGGTGAACACATCACCGAGCCGTTCGGGGCTATCGTGACCTCACCGTTTACCAAAGGTGTCGAGGGCAGCGAAGGAATGAGTTGGCTAGAACGGGAGAGGGCAGAATATGAACAAGGAGTACCAGGATGGCTGAAGTTTGGAATAGAGACTATTCCGTGGTTGGCTATCCCAGGCATCGGCGCCGTCGGAGGCAGGGCTGGAATGGCGGCTGGCAGAGGAATCGCTGGTTGGCTTGGTGGTATGGGACGTGCTGGCCGCGTGGCTGGAACTGCCCTAGAATACAGCCCTTGGGGACTGGCTGAAAAGGCAACTGGGAAGATTGTTAGCACGGCGGCGAAACCTGTTGTCAAGGCACTAGGAAAAGCTGCAGGGAAGTATGCTACTCCTATAGCTACTAAGGGAGAAGAAGGGCTATCTAGGACTGGCTTAAAGTTAGCTCGAGAGATAGAAGAAGGTGAAGGCGAAGCCGCTTCTTATCTAGCTAAAGGTTTTTGGGAGAGAGGCATCGAGACTATCGATACTCATAGAACTGCGAAGACCCTGACCATGCGGTTCATAGGTATCAAGAACAAAGATAATGTATATGATTTACCTTGGATTCACCTCCGTAACCCTAAGATTAAAGTAGTTGATCAACCACATTTGCAACTTGGCACATCAAAACTCTCTCTGCCTTATGAAGCCAAGATAAGTATAGAGGGTCTTACTGAAAGTCAAATAAAGGAACAAATTGATATACTACTGTCTAAAATTAAACCTGAACGAAAAGCTCTCTACCAAAAAACAATAAGCGATATTGCTATCCAAACAGAGAAGGAAGCCTTAGCGCAGGGAACCAAACAGGCAGAGCAAAGATTATCTAGTGGGGCAAGGGAAACTACTTTACTAGGCCATCGGGTTCGTGTGATTACAAAAGAAAGCGATCCAGACATATATAAAGAATTGATACGAACGTCTGGAAAGCAAGGGGGAGTCTATATACCTGAGACTAAAGAGATAATCGTTCTCGATAGGTTAACAGATACGGCACTACACGAAATCGGCCATAAGCTAGACTTCATTAAAACTCTCCCTAAAGACCTATGGGGAACTTTCCAAAAAGAGTTTAAGAAATTAAAATACACTCCACAGTTTGAAAGGCTTTATGGACAACAGGATTACCAAGAGGTATGGGCAGATGTCTTTGCCAAGGTTGTCAAAGGTAAAACAGTAAAATCCTTCCCAAATACATCAGCAAGACTTACAGAATTCATGGGAGCACCTCCTATCAAGCCTCCAAAGAAACCGCCTACCACGGTCACAGCAGCGATGCCGGAAGGGTTCAAACCTGAGCAACAAGGGGCAATAGATAGGCTAATTAGCCTGTTCAAAGGATACCGTGGCCTTGCCCGTGAGACGAGGGCTTTGCGAAAACCAGTTCATGCTGCTCGTTCTGGAGAATATGAGGCAACATTCCAAGAGTTAAGGTCTAAAGGAATGGAAGACCTTGAGGCTCACTTTGCCGCCCTAAAGAAATTAGAAGGTAAATATCCAGAGGCAACCGTAGGTGAAGAAGCCCAGAAGTTAATCAACGACCTTCAAAAAGACCAGCAGACATTAGCTAGTGTAGTCGGGGATGCCAATATAGAGTACGGGAAAGGTTTTGGCCGTGTGGTTGCTTTCGAGGCATTTCAAAAGATGATGCTGCTCAAACCTCTAGCTAACCATGAGATAAGTGTTCTTGAAGACGTGTTCGGAAAGGAACTCGCTGAAGAGTTATTGAAACAGAGGTCGCTAGGACAACGGCTATGGAGTAATGTAGTTAGCATAGCCAATATGCCCCGAGCTTTACTAGCCTCTTGTGACGCCTCCTACCTACTCCGACAGGGGGCAATCGGTCTAGCAGGATATCCAAAGACTACACTAAGAACATTCCGACCATCATTGAGAGCTTTATTTAGTGACGACGCTGCCTTTGTTGTTGATGATATGATTAGGGCAAGACCTAAGACACAACTGCTAATGGATCATGGATTAGAAATAACCGCTGTCCCTAGTAGGAAGGCAACGACAAAACTAATAGAACGGGAAGAGCCGTTCATGACAGACATCTTTGATAAGATTGCCGATAAATATCCTAAACTCGGCAACGTTAACTTTGTCAAGATGTCCAACCGAGGCTACGTCACTGGCTTAAACAACATGAGGTCTAATATAGGAGAACAGATTTTAGGTTGGGCGGAACAAGCTGGATGGAAAGTAACTGAGCAGGACTATCGAGAGGTGGCTGGGTTCATCAACGCTATAACTGGCCGAGGCAGTCTCGGTGCAGGAGCTTTCCGAAGGGCGGGTGGTCTATTAAACGCCATATTCTTTGCCCCAAAGCTGATTGTATCACGTTTCCAAGTATTCAAATATCTCTGGTCTCCATCAGCCTTAGCTAGACGGGAAGCATGGAAAACGCTGTCAAGATTCTTTGGAACAGGGTCAGCTATATTGACCGCAGCTAAGTTGTCAGGAGCCGCTGACGTTGAAACCGATCCACGGTCTTCCGATTTTGGAAAGTTAAAGATAGGGGACACTAGGCTGGATATATGGACAGGATATACCCAGTATGCTAGATTCATCGCCGAGTTAGTAACTGCCCAAAAGAAGGCCACGGAGAGCGGGAGAATATACAAGGTGAACCGCAAGGATATAGTAGACAGAATGGTTCAAACCAAGCTATCCCCTGCTAGTGGCATTATAAATGACCTCTTAAAAGGCGAAAGTTACATGGGAGAAGCCCTACCACCAAAGACAGCCGATAGCGTTGCGGGGCAATTTTATCAGAGGATGATGCCCCTTGCTATACAGGATATGGTGGATGCTACCCATCAGGATGGTTTTCTTGGTGGAATCCCAGGTTCCCTTGGGTTCTTTGGTGTCGGTGTCGTAACCTACACGGACGACCTGAAAGATGCTAGAGATGATGCTGCACAAAGGCAGTACGGAATGACCTGGGATGAGGTTGGACTTCGCCTTGGTCAAGCAGCACAGCTTAGGCTAGAGCAAACTGACCCTGAGATAGTTGCCGCCGAGAAGGAACACGAAAAGAGGTTCGCTGCTGGAACTCCAACCTTGATGGAACAATGGCTTAGTGAGGGCAAAGGAGTTGAAGACGCCTACCGAGAAGAGATAGACCTTGCCGTCAAGGAGTTTAGAGCTACGGGTGATGGCGTGACTTTCCGTGAGAGGGTCAACGCTGCTAGCGACTACCGCCGAACCGCCTACGCATCTAGGGCATCTCGTAAGGAATACGAGGATATCGTAAACTATTATCAACAGCCAATAGACCCTGAGAAGGCCAAGGAGATGAACCCTGGAGATGTCCTCCGCAGGGAATATTACCAGACGGTGTTTGCCCCTGATATGTACGATGAGTTTGGAAACTACCGCTTCGACGAGGCCGAAATAAGAGAACAAGCGTTCCTTGTGAAGCACGGACAGCAGGCGTTAGATTACATCGAGGAATATCGTGGCTCACGGTGGATTGACAAGCCAAGTGAGATGAAGTTGCTAGAGCAAGCTAGGGAAATCCTACGTCCATATTGGGCCATTGCCGACCAAGTTTGGTCACAATATCCTCCTGCCCTCAAAGACTTGTCTGAGAGGATTCAACTTCTTGAAAGAACTGACCCTAAGCAAGCAAGAAGGATTTTGAGGAAATACCCACAGATTCTCAGGGCAAGAGAGATGATAGCCAAATACCGTAAGATGATGAGACAGAGAAATCCACAGGTTCAATGGGCTTATAGCCAATTCTATAGTTATTAAGGAGGCGCAGATGCCATACGGAGAAGCAACTTATGAACAATACCTAAAGAACTTCCGTCGGAGGCACCAAGGAAATACTAGAGGTGCTATGACAAGACAAGCTTGGGAAACTTACAGGCACATGAGAACGACTGGTGCTGCCCCTTCTAACCTTGATATTGCCGAACAGCAGTTCGGCCTTAAACGTGGGCCAATAACACAATATGCTAAGGAGAGACAGGCCAATCAACAGTCTATTCTAAACTTCCTTAATAACCTAAAAGGGGGTCTGAGATAAGTCATGCCCAAGGAATTTGAATCTTGTGTTAGTAGAGGAGGTAGAGTTAGGACTAAGAAAGTTGGCAAGGATAAGTACATGAGAATTTGCTTCATAGATGGCAAAAGTTATGCCGGAGAAGTGAAGCAGAAGAAGTCCAAATAAAGGAGGGCGAAATGCCAGAGGACGTTCAGGGAAACGTTCAACAGGAGTCAGTTTCACAGGAACAGACTTCACAGACCCAAGAAGCAACTCAAACTGAGGGGCAGACTGGGCAAGAACAAGAGCCTTTGACAACAGACAAGGTTCAGCAAATGATAGAACAAGCGGTTCAGTTGGCCAAGGAGACTGGTCGTAGGGAACTCCAAGCACAGCAAGACCGCAACAAAGCTGAACAGGCAAGGGCAGAAAGAGCCGAGCGGCGGGCAAAAGCCGCAGAGGGTTTACTTAGCTCAACCCGTGGTAAGTTTAGTGAACTTGACCCAGATGTAGCTAAGGACTTGGAACTCGCTCAGCTTCGCTCGGAAAAAGAGCAGAAGGAAGAGTGGGAAAAAGAGGATAACCTACGACGGCAACAGGCAGAGATGGCACAAGCTATACAAGGTGGTTTGACTGCCCATCTGAAAGAACTCGAAATAGACCCCAACGATGAACGGATTGATTGGGCGGAGGATGCTAAGAATTATGTCGAGGGGAGAACTAGATTCGACGCGTCTGTTGCAAAAATATTAAAGGAGAATCAGAAAACCGTGTCTGCTGGTTTCGAGAAGAGATTGCAAGACCTTGAGAAAAAGCTGACCGACGCTGGTGTCGAGGCCAACTCAGTCTCCACGGCGACTTCACAGGGAGTCGCTCCTGGTTCTGACGTCGCTTTCATGAAGGCGTTTGCTAGCCAAGAACTGCCTATGAGCAAGGAAAACATAGACAGATACAACAAAATCATCGAAGAATCTTAAAAGGAGTGAAACTAAATGGCTGTAGGATGGACTACAACTGGTTCTGTTGCCGACAGTCTTGACGATGTTCGTAGCTCTGCTAGGATAGTCCGTGAGTTCGAGGGCGTTGTCCCTGGTCTTTGTGACAAAGTAACTCTGGGCGAAGGCATCGGATTGTCGTGGCAAGAAATCAGTTACTCACAATTAACTGCCCAAGCCATCACCGAGACCACCGATCTCGATAACCCTCAGCAGATAGCTGATAGCCTGTTGACCGTCACGCCGACCGTGGTCGGAATCGAAACTTTCATCACCGACCGTGTTCGAGCGCGCATTAACCGAAAGGGCTTTGCGAAGATTGGTCAACTAGGGCAGAACGCTATCCAGCGCAAAAAGGACGAGGACGGGCTAACCGTTTTCTCTACTGGTGCTACCACGGCGAGTCCTGGTGCTGGCGGTGTCTTGACCAGTGGTCACATAGCCGCTGCGGTTTACAACATCACTAGCAACGCAACTGAACCTGGAATGAAGCCTATATACGCGGTGCTTCATGGCTTCCAGATAAAAGACCTATACGACGAACTGGTTGCTGGTGTTGGAACCTACGTGGTTAATGAAGGCCCAACCGCACGGGTGTTGAGCAATATGTTCGACTTGCCCATCGCTGGTTGTCAAGTGACGGAAGATGGCAACATCTCCATTGACGCTAGTGCCGATGCTACTGGAGGCGTTTTCGCCAAGGAAGGTATCGTGCTGGTTCAAGGCCGAGCACCTCGTGTCGTAGCTGTCCGTAATGAGAAGCGTGGTGGAGGCGGTGAGCATGTTTATCATTATGATGAATATGCTTATGGCGAGCGTCCAAGTGCTGCGTATGGATGGGTACAGAAGATCGTCAGCGACGCGACAGCACCAACTAGCTAGAAATAGCTAAGGAGAATATTATGAACTCCCGAAGGGAGATTTGGAAACAAAAGCACGGGGAAATCCCTAAAGGGTGGATTTCCATCAACCTAAATGGTCAACCTTCGGATAATCGGGTCGAAAACATTGCGGTTATCCCAAGGTCAAGTAGCCTTCGGTTGATAGTATCCCCGTTCGTAGCGAGGATAAGGAAACTTGAAAGAGAGCTAGTTGCTCTCGAGAAAACGATAGAGGGAGAAAATAAATGACAATCAATGCACAATCTGGAGTTGGTAGGATTCGGTTATTCGAGGACTTCTTTGGTATTGGCTGGATGACTCTAGCTAACACTGATGATGCCTGCCCCGCTGGGCCGTTCTTCATCGGTGGCGAAGGTTTCGAGGATAATGATGCTGGTGCTGCTTACTTGCAGTCTGATGCTCTGTCTGGTGTAGTTCGGCTTACTTCAGCTAATACCGACCAAGATATGACATTCATCGGCACTGATAAATGTTTCGATGTTGCCCTAATGGGCACTTTGGTTCTTGAGACTAGAGTTAGGTTCGTTGACCTAGACACAAAGGCAGCTTTTATCGGCTTTACTAGTGTCCTCACTTTGGACGAACAGATAGATGACATCATAGACTATTCCGCTGGTACTACTATTACACTTACTGCTGGGAGTCTATGTGGGTTCTTCTTGAGTTCAGAGCTTACCGATGACGAAGACTGGCACATGGTCTACAATGGTGGAACCACTACAGGGGAAACCACTAGCTCGAATATTGATGCCGACGACGATGCTGTAGCTGGAGAGTGGCAAGTTCTTAGGCTAGAAATCGATAACAACGGTACTGCCCGATGGTACATAGATGGTGTCCTAAAACAAACTGTAGCAGGGGCCATCTCAACATCCACGGACGTTGGTGTTTGCGTCGGCGTAGCTGCTAATACCACAGAGCTATCCATTATGGATGTTGACTATGTGTTAGTCGAAGCCAACCGCGACTGGAACGCATAGCAGGCCGACGCTCTAATAGCCTTGGGGCAGGGCTATAACTTGCCCCACCTAAAATCAACTGCGGAGTTATCCGCTTTTAGGAGGAACGCCCAATGGGTGAAGGAGACAATTATCACCAGAGACACAAAGGGTTCATACGGCTTGTGGGTGATGCAAGCAACCCGACTTTCGGTATTGCCGTTGATGACGCCAGCCTTGCTCTACACATCATAGACCCCAACGACAACAAGACAGACTGGGCTTTAAGTGCTGACAGTGACCCGTCGTTGTATATCCACTGTTCGGGCAGCAATGCTGCTACCGACTACATTGAGATATACCATGATGACACAGACGCTCACATCAACGCTGCGGGAGCAACTGCCCTCGACTTTGAACTAGCGGCTACTCAGCTAATGGAACTTGTTTCCACTGGACTGACTATTAACGATGGCTATACGCTATTCGTTGGCGTGAGGGCTGCTCCTGGAACTACGGCAGCTTCCAACTGGATTGGCCTAGAAGATAGTGGCTCGGCTCCAGCGGGGACACTCACCAATTCCTGCGCCTTATATGCCGATAGTTCTGGAGATGACCTAGACGTTCTGCACGCTGATGGCACTACCGATAGCTTACTAACGTAAGGAGAAATATGGCTGAAAAACTAATGACAGATACTAGGGCAAGTCAGACCCTAAAAACAGCCGTCAAAGAAAAGATTAACCTTGAGGATTTCATCGTTCCTGCTGAGGAGGACTTTATTGCCCGAGACAGAAGGAACTGTGATTGCCCTTTAACCTATGTTCATAGAAAACGTCATGGAGCTTTAGGGACAGGAATAGAAATCAGACTATGTTGCTTGGCAAAGAAGGTGGAGGAACTAGCTGGATTACCACCTGGAACATTCTTCTTTGCTATGGACTTTGAGCCGACGTGGACATGGGACTGTGAACAGATTAACAAGAAGCAAAGGAAACTTCTTGACGGCAGCATAGAGGAGACCTTCGTGAAACAAGGTGCCCCTCCAAAGTGGTTACTGAAAAGAATGAAGCAGAAGGGCATAAAGGTAAGAAATCTTCCTAGAGAGTTGGAAGAAGGGGAGTAATGGACATTTCAGCGGAAAGACTGCTGCAACTGCTTGGGGAAGAGCACGCTAAGGCGGTCGTTCTCCAAGAGGAAAACAGCAGGCTGAGAGAACAAATAACTCAACTCAAAAGCAAAGTAGACAAAGTTGAGAAGAAGCAATAAGCCTGCCCGACGGGGCGGGATTACTCTCCTTGTTGGTGTCACGGGGGGAGTCAAATCCCCCCTCACCAACATTAAGGAGGGAAATTGAATAGACTATATCCGGTAACACTAACAGTATCTCCCAATGAAAAGGCAATGGCCTTGTACGAGGTAAACGAAATGTCCCCAGACAATAGGGGATGGCATCGTTACCAAGTAATCCTTGTTGCCCGAGATGGTAAACTGGCCGAGTACCGAACAGACCTCGGGCCAAAAGAGAATTTCAAAGGGCAACGACAACTCAACATTCCTAGCCTTTGGGAGCATACGGTGGAATACCTAATCAAACTAGCTGAGGAGCTTCGGAAAGACCCAACCGACATTTACCTTGACGAACTCTTGCAACTAGAAGAAACAAAATTCAAACTTGTTTGAGAAAACGTGAACCAGCTAAAGGAGGTTAAAATTGGCTGAGGAGGACACTCAAAAACTGCAAGACCAACTAGGGCAGACAGATGAAGCCCTGATAGCAGAGATGCTATCGACGGCGAAGGGAATAGACCTTCCAAGTGACTTGAAAACTAACCCTGTAATTCACAAGGGAGACGAAACCTTGCCTGCCCCAATGACCGTAACGGAAATACGGTCGGGCAAATACTTCTGGATTTATGAAACTGAAACTGGTGAGCCTGTGCCTTGCTTGGGTTATATGTTAAGGCAGAAACTCATGCAGAAGCTACCAAACGGAAACCGTAGGTTCACCGCGATAGACCCAGGGTACCGCCCAAAGCGAGGGACAATTAAGTGTGCCTTGCACGCTGAAAGTCCCGAGAGAAAGCACTACGATGAACTTGGATTCGCCACTTGTCGGAAGAGCAACATCAGAAATCTTTATCAGCTTGAACAACACATGAAGAAACGCCACCCGCAAGAGTGGGGCACTATCGAGAAAGAACGGCTAGATAAGGAAAGGCAAGAGGACAGGCACTTCCAGCAACTTATGATGTCCCAGATTGCCAGGTCTGTTGAAGCAAAGTCAGAACAAGCGACAGAGGAGAAGTCTAAGTTCGTGTGCGAGACTTGCGGAAAAGAATTTGCCTACGGTAAAGCCTACCGTAGACACCGCAAGACCTGTAAATAGCAGACTAACCTCCTTCGTGTAAAAGTGAAGACTGGATAACGAGGAGTAGTCTAAAGGAGGAAAAATAAATGCCTGAGATTTGGGCAGGACGACTCGGGGAATTTCGAGCGTCTTCAACGGCTGGTGGGGGTACTGCCCTCACAGCAACAGCGACCTATATACCGTTCCCGCCGATAGGGACAACTATAGTTCCCCCGAAGGCACAGGGGCACTGTTTCGTCACGGCGAGGAACTTTGCCACGGCTGAGGTAGTCGAATTGACGTTTAATCCTTGGTTGACGGTGTTAGAAACCAACGACGCTATGGCGACTGATCCTACCGATTGGAGCGTATATGCTCAGGACGGTTCGGCGTCAACCGACATAGACATGGACAGTTTCGATACACTAGCCAACGGGGATTTTTTGTTAATTGGTTCCCACATACCATTCAGGGGAGTTCAAGTGGATATGGATGGGAGCCATCTTAATTCCACAGACCCGTCAACACTTTCCGTTAACTACTGGGCGGGGGCCTGGACGGACATGAGTGCCACCGATGGAACCAACACTGGGACAATCACTATGGCACAAGACGGCTTAGTCTACTGGACTGTGCCTTCAGCTTGGCAGATGGTAAAGTTAATAGACATTTACCCAAAGATAACTAGCACGCTTTACTACGCCAAAACCCCTATGTATTGGACACGTTGGTATGTGAGTGCTGCCCTTGATGCTGATACTTTGATTGACGGGATGTACGCAGCTAATAGAAGCACTAGCTATGGGGAACTTCTCAGTGGACAATGCCTAGAGCAGAGAATTGATTATGGCTTCAACGGCTTTGGTTGCATCGAGGCTCTTGCCAGTGACCAAGGGACGGCTAACCTTATCGTGAACGTAGCCACCATGAAGGACGGTGAGTTCAGTGGTTAGTATTGAAGAATTAGAGCAAGAAAGAAAGTCCTTGGAGCAGCAGTTCTTACAGATTCAAGGGGCATTAACTTATGCCACCCAACTAATAGAACGAATGAAGGCAAAGGAAGCCAAGGAGAAGAAGGAAGCTAAGGAGAGTAAGGAGGATAAAAATGGGCGGAGTTAATCTATCTAGTGTTGTCAACATTGCCTCGACCTCTGATACTTTCACCTTCAACGATGATGTTAAACTGAAGTTTGGCACAGGCGGAACGGCCTCTATTCAATGGCAGACTGATGATGCTAACGCCAACGTTCTAGCTATCCTACTTCCTGAAGGGGGGGCTGTTGATGTTCCAGTTGTAGTAATTGGCGATACTTCAGCTGAAAAAGATTTAACTTTCTTTAATGGGGAAGACCAACCAATGCTTGCTGTACTGGATGATGATGCAAGCCACTGGATAGGTTTTTGGTGGATGACTGCCAATGAAGCGTCTATAGCTGCTTCTGGCAATATTGCTATAAATCCAGCTAAAGACACGAGCAATTACCTGAAAATAAGTAATACTGGAGGCACAGTAATCACGCTTCGCGGGCTGCCTTACCTCCGCATAGGAGATGCTGCTACAACCTCTCACTCTCTAGACTCAGAAGATGACTTGATGGTGAGTGGGGAGGCCGAGTTTGACGGTACTGCCTACTTCGATGGGGACACTTACCATTATGGTAATATCATTATGCTGGCAGACGACAAAGACATTCGGATGGGGGCAGCAGCAGACTTTCGTTTTATCTATGAGACCGCCGATGCGGATGCTAAGTGTGTTGTTCTAACAATGGATGAGTCTGATGATTCGGGGAACAATGTACCGGCGTGGGTATTCGGGGAAGAAACCAATGTAAACAATTCCAACCTCAATATGCTCGATGAAGTAGTCCAACCTCATATCGTAGTTGTTGATAACGCAGGAAAATATTTCTCTACATCTTCAGCTACTTCGGATGATGGGGGGGCAACTACCGAGATGCTTGCCACTGGGATAGGTACTAACGCTGCCATAGGGGATATTGTGAGGGTTACTGGGGGTACTAACGCAACCGCAGGTTGGTATGTGATTGATACGGTTGATGGTGCTAATGAAGTCACTCTTATGACTAACTGGTGTACTGGTGATGTATCTAGCGGTACGGTTGCCTGTTTCCATGACTTCGGTATGCTATCGTCTAACGGTATCTGCACAAGGGTAACTGACGGCGCGCCTGATGATGACGATGTAGACATTGACCGAGATGGTTGGATAATTGTAGATGCTAAGAACCAAGAGCTTTATTTCAGGGCAAAAGGTGCTTGGAAGAAAATAACACCGGATGCTTAAAGGAGATAAAAATGGCAATAAGTGAAAGAAGACTAGTCTACCTAGTAACCTTGTCTAAGGAAGGCTCAGACCCAGTTGAAGTCTCGGTAAGGGCAGACTACGAGGTTGACTGCGGTAGTTGCGGGAACACTACGAACAAGTCAGCTAATATCGAGTTGACTGAGCAACAGAAAACTCAATTGATAAACTTTGGTAAGAACGTGGTACTGGCTCAAATAGAGGGGGAGTAAATGTCAACAACCCTTGAGAACGCCATGATTGAGTTATCGAAACAACTCGGCGACTACCATACTGGAACAACCACCTCGGCTGGAGCCGCTGGCGGAACCACTGTGATTGATACTGCCCTTAAAGCCAAGGCTAACGATTGGGTGGAAACGGGAGAAGCCTACACGAGGATAACCTCTGGAACCTACGACGAGCAAGAACGGAAGATAAGTTCACTTGATAACTCTACAGGAACATTAACTACACTTGCTCATGGAGGGCAGATAGCTAGCGGTGTGACCTACGAAGTTCATCGTTTGTTCACGGCGGATAAAAAACGAGAGGCGTTGGTTTGGGCTGCCCGAAATGGTTTTCCTAATATCTTTCAAGAGGTCTGGGATGAGTCCTTAGTATCTGGAAACTGGCTAAAGGATGGTTCTTTTGAAAGTTGGAGCAGTGCGACGGCCCTTAGCCATTGGATAGGCAGTAATGCAACTCTTGAACAAACTACCACAGCAAGTTACTACAAACACGGCTCTACAAGTTGTAAGTTACAAGTTACCATAGGGCCAGGAGGAGCGAGCCTGTACCAAAACATATCCAAGTTTGAAGACCTACAATTTCTGCGAGGTAAAAATGCTACCTTTACTTGTCAAGGGCATTGTAACAAAACTACTGCCCTAAGACTCTCCATCAATGATGGTACAACACAAACATATTCTGATTATCACGCAGGAGATTCTGCTTGGACAGAGGATGACCCTCGGAATGATTCTTTCTATGTGACCCAGTATATCGACCCAAATGCTACTGAGGTAACTTGCACGATTCACCTTGACAGTGTACTGCCCGCACCCACAGCCTATGTTGACGATGCTCGATTGCTTTCCTACCCACGAGGACGACTATATATAGGAACATTAGGGCTACACAACAACCATCCTCACCGCGTCGAGATGGAACCGAGCTATTATAGTCAAGAAGAAGAATGGCTTAAACTTGCTGGTTGGACAGTAGACGAAACCAATGGTTATCTGTATCTACCAACACGATACCAAAGTGACCGCCGCCTTCGGATAAGAGGACTAAAAACCTTAGATTTCCTATCCTCTGGGTCAAGTTCTACCGATTGGTCAGCGACGATTGCCCTTGACCAACCACAGTTAGACATCTTGGTTGCTCAAGCTGCCTTTTATCTCTACGGGCAGATGATAGTGCCAAACTTTGACACAGGGGAAAACCAAGCGTTTTCCAATGCTTACGCCTACTGGAGAGACAGATTAGCAGAGGTAAAAGCAAAGCACGCAAGGAAATCACCGCCCGCCACAATTCATTTTGGGTGGGGATAGTATGTGGAAACTTTTATGGGAGTTACTAGGTGACATAATTGTCATATCTTTAGGTGCTTTGAGCATCCGTTTACTGTTACTGTTGCAAGTGCACGGTGAAGTTTTATTGGTAGAGCCATCTAAGTTAATCCTTGGTTGTGAGCTTGCCCTCGCAGGGGTGTTAATAGCATTTGGAATACAAAGGTTAATTGATGACCTAAAAGGAGGCAAACAAAATAGCAAATGAATTGGCCCACAAAAGTGTTGGAACCGAACTCACTCAAGCAGAATTTGAAGGAGTTGGTCTACACGTTTTTGATAGCCAAGCGACAGGGGATATAGCCTACGCTAGTTCTGCCACGCAACTAAGTCGCCTTGGAGTTGGAAGTACAGGAGACACGTTAACTGTTGCCTCTGGTATTCCTGCGTGGAACACCGCGGTACAAACTGATGCTACTGGTAGCCGAGCTATTGACGCAACGGTTTACCAGAACACTACGGGCAGACCAGTAATAGTGTCCGTGAACATCCGCTCCAATGTGGATGATGATGGCTCTGGGGTAATCGCAGGAAGTTCCCTAGTGACAATCCACTGCGATGCTGCTACCCCCCCAACAACTCAAGTCGCCGTAGTTGGATTGGTGATAGACGCTGATCCTGATAGCACTTTCACAGCATCAGATTACATTGACGGCGACTTCCAAGTGATGTTTGTGGTATTACCCAGCTACTATTACAAAGCCACAGCATCAAACGCTGGGAGTGGTGCTGCCCCTACGTTGCTAGACTGGTTTGAATGGGAGATATAGATGGCTTATCGACCGATTCCACGTCGAAAGGTCAAAGCGTTAGAAAAGACAGTATCCCTTTCAACCCTGAAAGAGGTAATCAGTCCAGCTAGTCATATCGCTGATGCTGACGCCACGGCGTTTGGTTGTACCTTAGCGCATGACGTTGCCGACCAACTAAATGAACTACTCGATGCCCTGCGAGCCGCTAGTATCCTCGGCAGAGCAACGCACAAAAGGGAGGCTTAATGGGAACGGCCTTTTACCCTCATGCTAAAGACCATGAGATAAAGATAGACTCGACCACCAAGAGCCTTGAACTTGCCCTTGATGAAAACGGACGGCCTTTATATCGGGTAATAACGGACATTCCCCAGTATAGACAACCGTTGCTGTTCACCCAATCTACTTGGACTGGCGGGCATAGACAGCGAGATTTCGTTGACCCTACCCAATACTACGAAGGCAAGAACATTGATACGTTCCAAGATGGTCGAGTTGTCCTTGGGCCTAAAATAAGTAAAGTTGGTGTTTCTGGCGGAGACCTTGGGGCAACTCCTAAGCATTTCTTGTGGTATAACGGCATCTCTAAGTGGATGTGTGCAACTACCACTAAGGTCTTTTCCTACGATGGAACCAACTTCGTAGAGGAAGAAGAGTTCGCTGGAAAAACTATAACTGATCTGTGCGAGTTCGAGGACATTATGTATGTCTGCCTTGGAGTAGGAACTAAATATTATTATACAGCCAACGGCTCTGATTACACTCAAACAGACCTTGCAGACGGGTATGCCAACAGGATGCTCGTTGCTCCCAACTCTGCTGGAACAGCCACCGTGCTGTGGAAGTTCAAAACACCAAACGAACTGTCAAATACAACCGATGGCAGAACCGCAGGGGCCGGCGGCGTTGCTTGGTCTAGTCCTGCCTACATCGGGGATACTTCCAATGACATTGTAAACATATTCCTGCTTGGAGACCGAATAATGGCAGGAAAGGAAGACAACCTATTCTATTATGACTCCAACGGTGGAACTCATCCACTGATGAACGACCTGAATAGGGCGCGGTCTTCTAACAATTTCTACTATGTAACCGAGTGGCAGTCTAGCATTTACTTTTCCTTGGCCCAAGGAATCAAGGAGATTGCCGCCAACACGATAGAATCCGTTAGTCCTACCCGAGAAGCTACAGACATTGGAAAGATAGGAACTTGTGTTGGCCTTGTTGGAGATAGAGATTTCCTCTATTGTGGAATGGAACTAGCCTCTTCAGAGTGGCCCTACACATTCCCGTTTACCTTCTCTGATGGTAGCACCCAGACAGATGTTACCCTATATAAGGGCAGAGAAAGTTGGTCTGGCAATGAACTCCGCTGGGAGTGGTGCCCTTGGATTTGGGTAGGAAACAATGATTGTGATGCTATATCAGTATGCCATCACACGGACACAGACCGACGCCTGTGGTATGGTGACGGTAACTACGCTGCCTATTCTCCTATTAGAGATAACCCCACCGAAGAAGGAAACGCCGATGGATTTAACACCGACGGGGGCTATCTAAGGATGAGCTATTTCTATGGCACAGACCCATACTGGGATAAGTTGTTCCAGTCGGTTATCACCGAGACCAACGGCTGTGACTCGGGCAAGACAGTGACACCGAAGTACAGGAAAAACACGGAGGATGGTTCTGCTACTGGATTAACAGCAGCCATTACTAGTGATGGAGTCAACAAAACTAACCTTACTTCTGCCCTTGACTGCAACAAGATTCAGTTCCAACTAGACCTAGCCACGGACGATGATGACTATTCGCCTGAAGTGTTGTACTTCCAAGCAAGGGGAATTGAAAAGCCAGAGGTAGTCAGGATTCACGAGGCTACCTATAAGTCTGGAAGTTCACCCAACGAGACATCGGAGACCATCCGTGATTTCCTCCGTGATGGGGGAGATTCTACAGACCTCATCAAATTCGCCGACCTCCGATGGGGAGAGTCAACCACGGGCACTAACTACCATTGGGTAGTTCTAGAACCAGGATACCCGCAAGAGGTTGAAATCACGACCCAGAAGGGCAGGAAGCCCGAGTTAGGAATCCAAGTTAGATTCCGAGAAGTTAGCTATACTGTAAGTTAGGAGGACAACATGGACGATTGTGGGGAACAAGGAAAGAACAGCATGGAGGAAATTCAACTGCTGCTTCTGCCCTAAGCCTATAAAGACAGGGGAGAAATATGTGTGGGCGCATATCACCAAAGGAACCACCATTTACCTAGAACGTGCCCATGTGGAATGCGCCAAGGAGAACGGATATGCCTAACGGATTAGAGTTCCTCAGCGACATGGAACTTGAGGATAGAATAAAAAGGATGGACGACCGAGAACTCCTAGAGTTCAACACTCGGCAGACCTATCATGCCTATGTCCTATCAGCTAGTAACGAGCGTAGAATTGTTGTCTTGGAGAAAAGAGATAAGAAATTCTTTGGCTTTATAGGAAGCATCGGAACTTTTGTCGGCGCGGCCATCGTAGCCTTCGTCGAGTTCCTTATCCGTAGGTGATATAACACTCAGGGCAAACAGAAAGCCCCTAGCCTTTTGGCTGAGGGGCTATTTTTATGACCAAATTTAGATTACTTAAATATCACTACAGCAGAGGGGAAAGGAGCGCTATTCTTGGATTCGCCGAACTTCAAGCGACCACGAAGGAACCTAATCTCTACGGCTCTCATACAATAGTCATGCCACCACCTAGTGTCTGTTCTACTAGGGACAAGACACACTATTGTCTTGCCCTTCAAACTTTCCTCATGAGCCTTTTTGAGCCACGCTGTTATCTCTCTACCATACGGAGGATTAACAAATGTGCTCCGCCCCCAATCCCTATCAAGACCACCAGTACCATGCAAAGGGCAGGGATCATCATCAAAGTGGAACTCTTTGTTTAGCTCTAAATAAAGTTCTTTTGGGGTTGACCAATGGCTTCTTGCTGAAGAGAATAATCCTTTATTTATCATAATAATGCCCACCCATCGAGAGCAGCTTACTAGGGATATACCTTATTGATTACTCCATCGTTACCTTTGGAGTTTCCCGTTCAGCAGGCTCTCGATGGGCAGTTTTATAGTCCTACAACCCTATAGCCATATTCTAGGTAGCCACCAAACCAATCATCATCTCCTGCCCACTTACCACTTTGGCACATATGGATAGCCTCTTCTAGAGAGTCAACGGAGAAACATGGACGATGATACTGCTCTTCATCGGCTGAAGCAGATTGGTGGTAGCCAACCCACTTATCTCCTTCCTTTCGGATAGACATGTAATTGTCTGCGCTCATTTTATACCTCCCACCATGACATATCGTTAACCTCGTAGGGCATATCCACCCCACTTAGTTTCATGTGCATTTGAAGGGCAAGGTGGACAAGTTCGTCGGCCACGGCGTCCACAACGACTCCCTGCCCGTATAGTCTCAATGGTTTTAATAGTCCGTTTAGTCTCAACCTATATTGACCGAGTATCTTGTCAAACTCCGTTGAGTCTAGGTCAGAATCAGTTGACACGCCTTTTCTCTTCCTCCCGAAGAATACAGATTAGTTTGGAATAAATTGAAATGTCCTGCGTCCTACCTTTAGTTCCCTCTACTTGGCCGTCGTAGTTCTGTCCTATCATCCGACCAAGAGCGTCCACCTGCTTCATCATATAGACGAAAGCCACGGCGGACGGAGGTAAGTTTATGCCATACATCTTCAAGGTATCGGACACACGGTAGAAATTTCCCAACGGATTTCCATTCCTAGCGTAGTCCGCGTTTTTCTCCGAGTGGAGTTTCATTTCCTCTAAACATAGAGGAACAAAGTCTGGATGCCCTTGGTTATATTTCGCTTTTATCGTTTCTTCTGCTTGACTCATCAGTCCCACCTCCTTATCTTAAACGGGAAGAACTGGCATAAAAGCCAATACCTGATCCTATTTACGAATGTCTTGTTTACTTGAAACTCGAAGCACATCAAAGTTTCATCCCCGAAGCAAATCTCGAAATTGAACTCCATTGGCTTATTAAAAGCTATTCCCTCTCCCATTCTACTCCTTCTCTTGCCCCTTTGAATCGGATAACACCCTCGCCCGAGCATTCTCCACAGACAACCTCAATGGGTTCAATGGTGCCACCCATCATCCGATTCTCTGTCCTCGATCCTTTGCCATCACACTTAGGGCAAACAACTCCAGCTATCGTAGGTTTCATTCCACACCTCCCTCATGCTTAATCAAATCGTCTAGGCTTTTGAACACGGGTATCCCCAGTTCTTCTGCCCGTTTTATTTCGGCTAATGTGCCTTTAGATTTCTGCCAACCAGGGGTAAGGACAACAGCGTCACAGACTTCCAACCATGATTTACTGTATCGTTTTATCATGGCCTCGGTCATGTACTCGCCCTCATCCATCACGTACCAGAACATATTATCTAGGGCGGGCACGAACGGGTCGAACCCCGCTCTTAGCGCTTTCCATCCCCACCCAATCATCTCTCGGCAAGCAACAACGTAATCAATAGCAGGGTTTGCCGAGAAGTGACCGACTGGGGTTAGAATGCCAGCAATATAGATTCTTCGTATTGTCTTCATTTGGTCACCTCTATCAGTCTTTTTTGTTCAGCAAACCAATTCCATTGTTCCTCTGTGTATCCTCTCCTTCCTACATGTCCTTCCTTCCTAGCTACCCTCTCTTGGAATCTCAAGGCAATTTCCGCTTTATTCCTTTTTGTCATGAGATAAGGAAGTATTTGTGCTAGTAATTTCCCTGCTTTCCTTGAGGTTAATTCCCAGTGATAGACAGGATTTCCTATTGATGTTTTACCAGAAAGGAAGAAAGACCCTTCGAAGTTTTCCTTTAACCAAAGCAAGAATTCAGGCCGTGTACTACACATGGAAACTTGTAGTTGATATTTATAGCCCCTCCTAGAAGTAAGACATTTATCCTTGGTAATCTGTATAGAACCTTCCCCATCCATTAGACCAGCCGCATACCCCAACTCAGTAGACATCCCCATTGGCCTCCTTCTTCATGTCTTCATAAGGCGCTACTACACGACGATAGAACTCGTCATGGGCATCTTGCAACACGCTTGCCCCTTCGCTGCGTTGGTCGTAACCACCTCTGCCATACTTGCTAACTATTATCTTAGTGACGATGTAGTTCACCTCACCTTTAGACAATGTTCTTGCTAGGTCTAATAGAGGGTCAAGAACAGGGGCTAGGTCTTCCCTTTCCTCTTGGGTTATGTAAGGCATCCTTGTCTCTCCTTATCTTTATAACTTGCGCCAATAACACAAACCACAAGGCCGCAGAAAACGATACGGCTATTGCAGATAGCCATAGACCCAACGTGACAAACACCACGGCGAACATGGTTAGCATGGCTCCGTCTAGTATTGAAGTCAACGGGGCAGGCTTGTGCTTATTTAGCACTGTGGGCAACAATGCCCCCGCGATTATGAAGTTACCTATCATCAATGTTAAGTCTTGCCAAACCATTTATCCTTCACCTTCCTCACCGCCCAGTGAAATGCAAGGCAATATAGAGCACAGACT